GCGTTTACACAGTTTTTGAAAACATACAAAGAATTGCTGAGCTTGATAAAGTTCCAACAGATGAACTGTCACCTGAAGAAATAGCTCGTAACGAACGTATACGGAAAATGTATCAGGCTACCCAGGGTCGAGGTTTAGAGAGAGCTGCTGATGGAAGATTAGTGGGTTTTGTTCCAGATCCCGATGATCCTGAAGGTGAAGGACCAAATGCTCAATTGTACTATGATGACGACTTTAATCTCATAGGAACATCTAAACCTATTCCTGGCTTAGAAATATCTAAGCCAACACCTGGTCCTACACCAGCACCAACACCTGCACCAACACCTGCACCCAAGCCAGGTCCGGCACCTACACCTACGCCAACACCTAGTCCAGCTCCAGCTCCTGCTCGTCCTACAGGAGAAAAATTACAGCAAGCGGCCGACCAGTTGAAAACCAATGTTGGCAAAATACCCGCAGAACAAATACAAAATTCAATGCGAGCTTTGAAGGACAAAGGATTTGGCAAAGGCGATCCTATATACGATACCTACGCTGCTGAAATACAAAAACGTGGCATAGAAAATGTAAAAAAACGAGTGCCCACGCTTAAACCTGAAGAACTACAGAAAGGTATAGATTCTTTTGCACAACAAAAACGTGGAGCAGGAGATCCTATATACGATATCTACGCTGCTGAATTAGAAAAAAGAACTGGCAAGCCAGGTCCGACACCTACACCTACACCAACACCGTCTCCTACACCAACACCAGCACCCAAGCCGGGTCCTACACCGACACCAACACCGGCTCCTACCACACCAACAGGTGACGCCGCTGGCCCAGGTCGTGAAGCATTGCCAGACTTGCTTCGTCCCGACATGGCGGATGCTCCAACACAGCCAGCTGATCCTGCCAAGAAGAGCTGGTTTGGTCGGGGACTTGATGCTTTAGATCGTGGTACCAAGGCAGTGGGCAGTGCATTGAGCACCGCTGGGCGGCAGCTTACTAGAAATGTAACAAAAGAAAAACTCAAGATGAACTGGCAGCAAGCCGGCAAGCCCACTGACAGTGATCAACTGTCTGCTTATTTGGTCAAGCAAGGTGTGCCAATTGGTGTTGTGAACGGTGTTTATGAAAAGATGGGTCTGCCAGTTTCTGCAATACCAGCCACTGCTGATCAACCAGCAGATGCGGAAAAAGCCGGAGTTCCTCGTGCACCTGTTTCTGGTGGAGGGCAAACACAAGACTACGCATTCAATCCCAAGACTGGCAAACCTTACACCGTGGATGAACTATTGGCCTATGGCAAGGAGCCCGAGCAGGCTGCTGCGACTGATACTACATCCGGGCCCAGTGCATCAACCACCTCAACGCCCTCAGCTACAGGAACATTCAATGCTGCCAATGTAATGAAACTGCCCGGCATGGAAAAGTATGCCAAGAAGACTGCCGCTCCTGCTAAAACTGCTAACTTTGCTGGCCCAAGCGGATATGGCAAAACTACCACCACAGTCAAACCCATGACTGGTATCCCGGGCATGAAAACTGCCGCTCCTGCCCCAACCACTGCCTCATTGCCTGCAGGCGGTGGCGCAGGTGTAAAGGCTGCTGCACCCGCAGGTCCCAAAGTAACCGCCGGGGGACCAACTCCCGAAGAACAAGCCAAACTGGCACAACGTATAGCCCAGGCAGCAAAACAGCCTGTGGCAGAAATGTTGCAAATGGTTGAGACCAAAGAAGACGTTGCTCGCATCAAACAGTTTATCGATCAAACATTTATTCGATACGGTGCAGTGAGCGAGTCAGCATTTGCGGTTCGCAATCAGTTGATCGAGCATGTGTCACAGGTTGGTGCGCAACGCCGTAGAGAACACAGCCAGCGATTGGCCAAGTAACTCAGCCCTTAGGACCGAGTAGGCGGCTTCTGCCTGGACCAAGAGATTCGCTACCTTGAGGTCCAAAATGAGCACATACACGTTGACATTTCCAAAACCAGTGTTATAATAACACTTTAGGAGATGTCTATGTCGGCAAAAACATTCAACGGTGACCAAAAGGTCAAACTTACTCAAATCATCAACGAAGGCATGCAGGTCATGCATGAGATTGACACACTACAGGGTGGCCTCAATGACACCATCAAGGCCGTGGCCGAAGAACTGGAAGTCAAGCCTGCTATTCTCAAGAAAGCCATCAAGCTGGCCCACAAAGCAGAATTTGGCAAGGAAAAGCAAGATCACGAAACCCTGGAAACAATTCTTGAAACCGTGGGTAAAACGCTATAAATATCTACTCAGTAGACGAGTCGCTCACGTTACGAGCATGTATCATGGCTAGCCGGCCACAAACGGAGAATAATGAGTTATATTGACGCACTTTTTGATCGTGAGCACGATCGCATTCATACTGTAGAGCGCCGAGACGGCGTGCGAGTCTACAAAGAGTATCCAGCAAATTACATTTTCTACTACGATGATCCACGTGGAAAGTTTCAAAGCATCTACGGCACACCCGTATCAAGATTTTCTACGAGAAATAACAAAGAGTTCCGCAAAGAAGTCCGCATTCACAGCGGCAAGCAACTTTATGAATCAGACATCAATCCCATATTCCGATGTCTTGAAGAAAACTACAAAGGTGCCGACGCACCCGAACTACACACAGCCTTTTTTGACATCGAAGTGGCGTTTGACAAGGAGCGTGGTTTCTCACCAGTTGAGGATCCATTCAATCCTATCACCGCTATTTCAGTCTACCTTGATTGGTTAGATCAACTGGTTACTCTGGCAGTTCCGCCCCGACATCTAAGTTGGGAGACTGCCCATGAGTTGGTCAAAGACTTTGACAACACCATCTTGTTTGAAGACGAAGCTGAAATGATCAAGACATTCCTTGACTTGATCGACGACGCCGATGTGTTGAGTGGTTGGAACTCAGAGGGCTATGATATTCCCTATACTGTCAACAGATGTGTGCGTGTGCTGAGCAAAGATGACACACGCAAATTCTGTTTATGGGGGCAACTGCCCAAGAAGCGCATGTTCGAACGCTTTGGCGCCGAAAACGAAACTTATGATTTGATTGGTCGTGTGCATATGGACTATATGCAACTGTATCGCAAATACACCTATGAAGAACGTCACAGTTATAGCCTGGATGCTATTTGTGAATACGAATTGGGCGAGCGCAAGACACAGTTTGAAGGCACCTTGGACAGTTTGTACAACCAACACTTCCGCACATTCATTGAGTACAACCGTCAAGATACCGCGCTGATTGGCAAACTAGACAAGAAACTGCGCTTCTTGGATCTTGCCAACGAACTGGCACACGCCAATACTGTGTTGCTCCAGACCACCATGGGTGCTGTGGCAGTGACTGAACAGGCCATCATCAACGAAGCACATGAACGTGGCATGGTGGTGCCCAATCGCAAACAACGGCTCACAGACGAAGACACACAGGCCGCAGGTGCTTATGTGGCCTATCCCAAGAAAGGTGTGCATGAGTGGATCGGGTCAGTGGATATCAACAGTCTATACCCCAGTGCGATTCGTGCCTGCAACATGGGACCAGAAACCATTGTGGGCCAACTGCGTCCTGTGATGACCAACCAGTTGATCAAAAACAACATGGCCAAAGGTCAAAGTTTTGCAGCAGCCTGGGAAGGTTTGTTTGCTTGTCTTGAATACACAGCCGTGATGAATCAAGAACGCGGCACCGAAATCACAATTGATTGGGAAAACGGCGAAGAGAGTGTGCACAGTGGCGCAGAGATCTGGAACATTATTTTTGACTCTAACCAACCTTGGATCTTAACTGCCAACGGTACCATTCTCTCATTTGAGAAGAAAGGTATCATTCCTGGCTTGTTGGAACGTTGGTACTCAGAGCGCAAGGAACTGCAAGCCAAGAAGAAGGAAGCCAAAGATGCCAAAGAAATTGCTTTCTGGGACAAGCGACAACTGGTTAAAAAGATTAATCTCAACAGTCTCTACGGAGCTATTCTTAACCCGGGATGTAGGTTCTTTGACAAGCGTATTGGACAATCAACAACACTGACTGGTCGTAGCATTGCCAAACACATGGATGCTTATCTTAACGAACTCATTACAGGTGAATACGACCACGTTGGCAAATCAGTCATCTACGGGGACACAGACTCTTGCTACTTCAGTGCTTGGCCTGTACTCAAGAAAGAAGTTGAGGAAGGACGCATGGCATGGTCAAAAGAGTCTTGCATTCAACTCTATGACAGCCTTGCTGAGCAAGTCAACAAAAGTTTTCCCGGCTTCATGGAACAGGCGTTTCACTGCCCCCGAGACATGGGCGAACTGATCAAGTGCGGTCGTGAAACTGTGGCAGACCGTGGATTGTTTATCACAAAGAAACGTTATGCTGTGAATGCCATTGACATTGAAGGCAAGCGTCTTGATGTCAATGGCTCAATTGGCAAAACCAAAGCCACAGGCCTGGATCTCAAGCGGTCAGATACCCCCAAAGTTATTCAAGACTTCTTGTTGGAAATTCTAAATAAACTGTTGGCTGGTGCTGGCAAGGATGAGATTGTGGAACGTATCCGTGAATTCAAGTATGAGTTCAAAGAGCGTCCAGGTTGGGAGAAAGGTTCACCCAAGCGAGTGAATAACTTGACCAAGTACTCGGCCGAAGAAGCCCGACTTGGCAAAGCCAACATGCCCGGACACGTACGAGCTGCAATCAACTGGAACAACATGCGCAAGATGAATGGTGACAATTATAGTATGCAAATTGTGGATGGCATGAAAACCATTGTTTGTAAACTAAGAAGCAATGCTCTGGGTTGGACGTCAATCGGCTATCCCACAGATGAACAACGATTGCCTGCTTGGTTTACTGCGTTGCCGTTTGATGACGGTGAGATGGAAGCCACTGTGGTGGATGGCAAGGTTGATAACTTGTTGGGTGTGTTGGATTGGGATCTTGCATCAGCAACCAACACAGAAAATACATTTAGTAGTTTGTTTGAATTCGAATGAAACTCAGCGATATTGTTGCTTGTCTCAATTTGTTAGACTCACTTGATGTTAGAAGTGAGTGTGTGACCGCCGTTGGCAAAATCAACCACATTCGTTACACAGTTACTGAGCACGCAGATCAATTTGAAGGCATATCAAAACTAATTGATTCCAGTTACAGCGAGATATCACATTCCATTGACCAATTTGTCAATAAGATAGAAAATTTCAAACAAACTCTAAGACAACAAATAGCTGACAGAGAACAAGAATATCTTGAGCGTAGCACACAAATCTATTACGATGAGTATCGATTACATTCTGCAGATACTATATTTGCACGACGTATGGGCATCGACAGTGAAGATGATCTGCGTTTGAGAACTCATCTCAGAAACATCACCGACTGGCGCATGCCGGGCATGATTTTGCGCCCCGGACTTGAAAACTACATTGAAGACATGGTTCCATTGGATCCGTTGTATGTGGTTGATCATGATTCGCAACTCATGCGCCCGGCTATCGAAAAATTTACTCCTGCATATCAACGCAGGCTGCGTGAGTACGTGATAAATGATTGGGCCCCGGGTTCAATACTGCATCAATTGCCCAACAATCAATTCGGTGCAATATTTGCCTACCACTATTTCAATCACAAACCCATGCCAATTATATGCAAATTTTTAGATGAGTTCTTTGAAAAATTGCGACCCGGTGGTGTAGTGATCATGACCTACAACAACTGTGATCTTGCATACGCTGTGATACGTGCCGAAAAAGCATGGATGTCGTACACTCCACGTAGAATGATTGAAGCACATGCTGTAGCACTTGGGTTTGAACTGCGCGAAGCATATGATGGTCAAGGAGACGTAAGCTGGTTAGAATTCAAAAAGCCCGGCGACCTGGCCAGTCTACGAGGTGGGCAGACTTTGGCCAAAGTTGTTGCAAAAGCAACATGATCCCTGTATACTTTAACATTAGGAGAAACACATGAGAGATTACCTGTTAGATTTAGTAGAACACACCTATGATCTTGGCTGCATTGACTTGATCAAAATTGTTGGTGATACCAGCAAAACTGAAATTGTGGGGCTGGCTGAAGACCTAAGCGTTGTGATTCGCGGCAACTTTCATAACCCTGTGGCAGACTTTGTGGGTACATTTGGCATGCCCAATCTAGGCAAACTCAAAACACTGCTGAACTTGCAAGAGTATCGAGAAGACAGCAAGCTCAGTATCACCAAAGGCTCAACTGGTGAACCTGACGGCATCAACTTTGAAAACAAAATTGGCGATTTTAAAAACAACTATCGCTTCATGGCATCCGGAGTTGTAAAAGAAAAACTCAAAACTGCCAAGATTCGTCCTGTGACCTGGCACATTGAATTTGAACCCACCAATGCTGCAATTCAAAGACTCAAGTGGCAAATGAGCGCCAACGCAGAAGAAGCCAACTTCCAGGCCAAGACTGATGGTAGCGATCTCAAATTCTTCTTTGGTGATCACTCAACACACTCGGGTAATTTTGTGTTCCATCCTGGCGTTAGTGGTCAACTCAAACGTGCGTGGTCATGGCCTGCCAAGCAATTTGTCAGCATCATGGACTTGACCGGTGACAAAAAAGTCCGCATCAGCGATGACGGCGCCGCAGAAATCACTGTGGATTCTGGCCTGGCTGTTTACAATTACACCCTTCCTGCACAAAGCAAGTAATGACTGAGCCCGTAGTTCAAGACAACTTGACCGCCAAGCAGTTGGACTATGCTGTGTTTCTCCCGGCTATCTCTGGCTTCTACGCCACATTCATAGGCAAACAACGAAATGAACCTTATGTGGATCCCGCCAGATTTCCTCAGGGCCTCACGGATATGGAACAGCTTAATTGGCTCAACTCCACTAAAGGTCTATTTCCGTACAAGTGGTCACTGTACTCGGGAGGACATGCTAACCTCGATCTTGCCAAGCAAGACTGGTCGGAGGACATGATCCGAAACCGCGAACCTGGCACGTTCATCCTTGGGGACTCGGGCGGTTTTCAGATCGCTAAAGGTCTTTGGGAAGGTGATTGGAAAGCCAACTCTGGTTGTGCTCGGGCTCAAAAGAAACGGCAAC